CGATCACGACGATCACCACCAAGCCGCCGATCAGGATGATGAACAGTTCGTCCATCTCCTGCTGCCGCTTCTTGGCGGCTTCCTTCTTGCGCCTGGCCGCGTGTGCGGCGTCGGCCTCCATCTGCTGGGCGCGGGCGGCGATGCGCTGCCAAACGTCCATTTTGTTGGACTGGAAGAACAGCATCTTGATCTGGTCTTCGAACTGCTTGGCCTGCTCGATCGCCATCTCCAGTTCAAGCGCCTTGCCCAGCGCCGACCCCTTGAAGCCGCCTTCTTGCGACTTCTGCACGACCTCGATGGCGTCGGCCTTGGCGTCGAAGTACTTGCCCAGCACCGGGCCGAGCGACGTCACATCATCGACCGTTGCAGCTACCTTCTTGACAAGCTCAACGGCTGATGAGATCGCTGCAAGGGCGGTGATGGGGTCGAGCATGTTAGCTGCCTTTGAAATGCCCTGCGACCCAGGTGATGGCGCCGCCTATGGCGGAGGCGATAGCCATGCCGGCCCACAGCCCACCCTTGGACTTGTTGGCAAGCTCCAGCAGTTGGTCGATCTGACGTTCCATCTTGTCGATCTTTTTGTCCATGTCCTGCACGCGCTGCCACATGGCGCCGTACCGCACCGGATCGATTTCCCCCGGCTCCATACGCTTACGGCATCAACGCCTTGAGTTGCTCAGGCGTCTGTGCTGCGTCCATCTGGGTTTGCATGGCGGCGTACTTATCACGGATGGCCTGGCGCGCAGCCTCAGCCGCAGCGGCCTCGCTGGGGATGGTGGCCTTGACGTCCAGCGGCGCGAACTCAGCCGCGCGGGCGGCGCGGCGAGCGTCGTGGGCGATAGCCTTCGCCTTGTTGATGTCGATTACGATGCCCATGACCATGCTCCTCGGAAAGTGCGATCAGACGGAATGTCAGCGACATCCACGATCTGGAAGGGTTTGCCTGCCGGCACGTCCTTGGCCGCGATCTCATCAATCGTCAGGCCGCACTCGGCAGCAGGCACGATGACGGACACGCCGCCATCGTCGTTTGGGTAAATGATGCGCTGATTCATGATTGGTCCTTAACGAAAAAATTGAACGCCAACAATTGATCGATCACCTAACGCACCTGAGCCATTGCCGCAGCGAAGTCTAAATTGCGTGGTGGACATCGTTACTTCATTCCAAATAATGCCCCAACTATTGTCACCGCCCGCCCAAGAATAATTTACATCCGGCATCGCCGTCGTAAAGTTCACCGTGTAGTCACCCGTGCCGTTGTCCGTGATGCTCGTCACGTTGCCAGACGCACGAATCGCAACAGTGCCCGTGCCGTTGAAGTTGACCCATGCGCGGCAGGGGTAGATGGGCGCAGTGCCCGACACCGTGGCGAACTGCGCCGAGTTGATGTTGGGCGTTGTGAACGTGGGGTTGGCAACCGTCGTCGCCAGCGTTGCTGCGCCGGTGATGGTCCCGTTACCGTCTATCGTGATTGGCATGGCTAGTCCTTAACGGTGGATGGTGACGGAATTGTATGTGGTGTCAATAGCCGAGCCGCTAGATGAATTGCGAAGGCAAAATCTAAACGCCGAAGTTGTCGGAGGAATTGCCGCTAAGTTACCCACATCTAGGCCAAGCACGGCGCCTGTAACGCCGGCATTAATTGCTTGGCTGTAATTCGCATCTGTCATTGCAGTCGTGAAGTTGACCGTGTAATCGCCCGTACCGTTGTCCGTGATCGAAGTCACATTCCCGCTTGCGTTAATCGCCACGGTGCCCGTGCCGTTGAAGTTGACCCATGCGCGGGCGGCGTACACGGGCGCGGTGCCGATGTTGCCCAGCGCCGGGGCGCTGTTGCGATACCAGGTGGTGTTGGACTGGCGGTACACGAAGCTCATGGCGCTATTGGCGGCCATCGACGACACCTGAGTGCCGCCGATCGACTGGCCCGTGTTGCCGGCAATCGTGAGCGCCGTGATCTGCTGCGTCGTGGTGATGGTGATCACCATGCCGTCAGCCGGCGAGCCTGGCATCGTGATCGTGCCCGTCGCCAGCGTGCCGGCGGGCACCGCGATCAGGGTCGTGGTGCCCGAGGCGAAGGTGTACGAGAAGCCCGTTGTCAGGACTTGGAAGTCATACGACTGCAAGACACCGTTGTTTCCATCGATTTTTGTTGGCATGGTGTTTACTCGTACAAAATGTTGATGGAGCCAGCGTCGAAGGTGTCAGTGCCGTTGACGGTTGTGATGCGTACGCGGTCGAGGGTGCCACCGAGAGCGAGTGATCCGTTTGTAAAGTATGTACTCGCCGTGTCTGATCTGCCGACACTTCCAGCAGCCGCCCAAGTATTGCCCGTCTGCAAATTTAATACTATCGCCCCATGAACAACAACAGTTGACGCCCAATTAGATATGTTTACGCCAATTCCAAAACCAGACGTAAATAGTGCTGATGCAACAGCCGTATTAGTGACGACAGTGCTAGACCCCAAATACCCCGAAGTAGTAACACTTCCTGCGCCAATTTGAATCTGCGGCGGAGACGTCCCGTTGGTGGAAACGCCTACCAACATCACCGTAATCCGCTTCACCCACGACGGGATGCCGGTGAAATCAATCGACGTACCAGACGTCGACGCCTGAGCGGTGGCAGCGACAAGAGCGCTGTTGATGCCGGCGACCACCACGTTGCCGGTGCCTGCGGGCATCGTGGCCGTGAAGCTGCTCGCGGTGGCGGGCGGGTTGATCTCAACCGAGCCGCCGCTTGCCGAAACTAATTTAACACCCATGACGGCTCCTAAATCAAACTATTGACCATACACTGGTGGACGGCACGGTCACGGTGATGCTGTCAGCAACCGAGATGGGGCCGAAGGTACCGGCGTTCTTGTCAGCGGGGATGGTGTAGTTCTGCGTCACGGTCAAGCTGTTCTCGAAGAACACCGTGTCGGAGCCGCCGCCCGTCGCACCGCCGCCCAGAGCGCCCCACGCGCCGTTGTAGCCCTCGAACTTGGTCGTGGTGCTATTGTAGCGAACCATGCCCTCTTCAGGGCTTGCCGGCCGCTCGCCTGTGGTGCCGACGTTGATGATCGCAGCGCCCGTGCCCTCAAGGGTCATCAGGTCCACGACGTTCAGGTTGGTGAACGTCCCCTCGTTGGGGACGCTGCTGCCGATGGGCGGGGGCGACGCGAACGAGTTGGCGGTAGCCGGCACCGACACGTAATCGACCGTGAACAGAGGCACGTTGGCGGCCGTGGTCAGGGTGTACTTGTACGTGGTGGTGTCGGTCAGCCACACGTTGGCCTGACCGGCCGAGTCCAAGATGATCGGGTTGGTGTTCAGGCTGCTGCCGGTATGGTCCGTGTACGTGGCGATCGGCGTGGTCGTGCCCGCCGCGTAGGTGAACAGCTTGCCACCGACAAGAGGCAACCCATCAGTCCCGAAAAACTGTAGCTTTGGCGGCGGAGAGAGTGAGGCCATGTCTTAGTCCTTGGTGGATTCTAGCTAATTGCGGTCAGCGCGCAAGGGCGTTTGTGTTGTCGCCACCGCGCAGGCGATTGCGGATAGCTTCGCGGGTCTTCGGCCCCTGCTGCTTGCCCGACACGTCGGGGCGCGCGCCGCTCAGACCTTCCTGTAGGCTGTCTGCCAAGTCCATCATGCGCTCGCGGTCAGCCATCGCCCTAGCGCGGGCTTGCGCGTCCTTGGCCTTGGCTGCAATCTGCTCAAAGGCTTGCGCTTGGTCACGGGCCTTCTGCGCCGTCTCTGCCACCCACTGGCGGTCCATCATCTTGGCGGCGATGGCCTTGTCGTTGAGCGACTTAAAGCCTGGCGCAACTTCAGCCAGATCAACTTTGGTCTTGCTCCACGCCACCTTTTCCGCAGCGGTCATGTCGAACATGCGCCCGGCAGTGGCCTTGTCGGCGGCCGACTTAAGCGACGAACCAAAGTCTTGGAACGTGGCCGGCGTCGCCCCAGGCAAGCCTTGGCTCTCAGTGCGAAAGCGCCCGGTGACCGGGTCAAAGTCAAGAATAGTCTCGCCAGCAGCCGGCCGCCGCGCTGCTGCTTCGGCTGCGGCCTGCTGCGCTTCAGCCTGCTGGCCGAGAGTGCGGGACATGCCGGCAGCGCGCTGCTGCTCCGCACGCAGCGCGTTCATCGTTCCCTCGGCGCTAGGGGCGGGCAGAGCACGAGCCAAGTCAGGCGCCACGGGCGACACTTGCGGGCCGTAACGCTCAGGCACCATGACGAAGTTGGGCCGGTTGGACAACTGCGACGCGGTGATCGGCGTACCATCGCTGGCGTAGCCAATAATGTCAGCAGGCTGCACCAGCGCGTTGCGCGGGTCAAACGGAACGACGGCTTGGCTCTGCGGAATGGTCGGCCCAAGCGGCGGCTCGGCCACGGGGATACGCATGTCGCGGATGTTCAACCCAGCTTGGTAGCCCGGCGAGGCAAGCCTGTTCGCGGCAAGTCTACTGCCAAAATATCCTGTAAGCGCCCCTCCCACACCAGCCGCAACGCCCACCCGCCAATCAGCGTCTAGCATCGCAGCCGTCAACGCGCCAACAGTGCCAGCCGGCCCTGCCCGACTAACCGTTGGCCTGGAGTACCACGGCGTTTCGACCGTTGTGCTAAACGCACTGGGGAAATTGCCGGCCACACGGCCGAGCGCCGCGATGTCGCCGGTCAGCGCGTTGTCTTTTGCTGTAATGTCTGCAAGTTTTTTGATGTCGATGAGGCCGGTGTTGAAATCCGTTGCCCCTTCGTAAGCGTAAATCCGCGCCATCTTCTGGCGTGCATCGCGCCACTGGCCCAACAGCCTTGGGTTAGAGATGCTGGAGTCCAGCATAGACTCCAACTGGCTTGCGATTGCCAACTGCGTGTTGGCTAGGTCAATTTGCGCTGGCGTGGCGCTAAGGCTTCTGTGCGTTTTTTGTGCGTCTGCGCGCAAGCTGCTGATGTTGTCCAGCAACTGCGCGCCATTCAGACCGCCTTGCGTTTTGGTCAGTGCATCGTCGATCAAAGAGTTGATGGCCGTGGCCGTGGTTTCTTTCCCGATCAACGCTTGGTTTGGCCGCAGCCGCTCCAGCCCGTCAACAACAAACTGATCTGCCTGCTGAACCGGCAGCTTTTTGACTTCTTCGTACGGCCCGGCGACCTTAAACCGCGCTGTATTAAATGCGTCAGGGCCGTTAAGCTGCGCCGCGGGAGGCAGCCCCATCTCTTTTCGGCCAACCTGCTGAACGCGGGGGATGTTTGAGGTTGCAATTGCCTCGGCGCCTTGCGGCCCTGCGACCATTGAGGTAAACCGCGTGCCGGGCGAAGATTTAACATCGACGGGGTTGAGTGCCAACCCGAGCCGCTGCGCATCCTTAGCGGCCTCAATCTGCGGCCCTCTTTGGTAGTCTTCCAGCGACAGGCGCTCGCGCCGCGCTTGAAGCTGCGGTTGAAACGGCAAGGTGACGCCGGCTTTGACGTCTTGAATTACAGGTGCGGCAACCGCCGCAACTTCTCGCGCAACGGGCGCGGCAACTCTGGGCGCGGCGACAGCAGCCGACCCGATCATGTTCTCAACGTCAGAAACAGGCACGCCTGTTCTTTCAGAAATCCACTTGGCGCCTTTCTGGACGTTTTGGCCGATAAAGTCTATCAATTGGCGGCCAGCTTCCGTCTGGTACTCAGGCGTGTTAGCGACGCCAAAAGCCTTGCCAAACGGCTGATCTACCGCACGGACCATAGCCTGCGTAGCGGCTTGAGCTTCTTCTGGCGTGCGGCCAATACGCGCCAACGGGTAGCCGACTTGCTGCACCACCGCAGGGATCACGCCGCCCAGCGTAACGTCGGCCAGCGACGCCGCACGACGACCAAAGGCCGCTAGCGCGCCCGGCTGGCGTGGGCCAGGAATGCCCGACGATGGGGGTGCAACAACGCCGCCGTATTGTTTTGCGAGTGCTTCGAGGTCTACCGGCGGCTGCGTTACGACGCCGCCGTACTGTTTCGCAAGCGCTTCGTAGTCCATTACGGCAACCCCGCCTTTCTTTTAAAATTAGCCGCTGCTTCCGCGTTAGGGAATGTCATGTCGGTGCCATTGGGCAGCCTAACAATGACGCCTGCTGCTGGTGCTGCCGCGCCGGCGGGGATTTGCGCTGCCGCCGCGCCGGGCGCTGGGGTAACCGGCGGCAACTCAATCTGGGGCTTGTACGGAAACCGAACACCGCGCTGCTCTGCGCTAGTAACGTCTTTGTTGTACAACTCAACTTTATCCCGCACAGACTGCGCCATCGCGTCAAGAACGCGGGGCAGCGCACTTGGGTCGGTGCCCAAGTTACCAATTGCATCTTGCAGCGCCTGCTGTTGTGCTTGAGTCGGCTGCGCGTCAAGTTTGCGAAGATTTTCAATAACGCCCGCAAACAGCCTAGACCGCAGTTCAGTAGCGTCCGTAACACCTTGGGTGCTAATCGACATACCAAAGCGATTATTAAGAAACGACGCCGCTTTAAGCAGCGGCTCGCCCCCAGCGCCCATGAACCCGGCGGCGCCTGGTACAAGAGCTTTGGCTGCCTCGATATTTTTGAGTGTTGCAGGCGCGTTTTTCAAGGCGTCGTAAGTGGTTCTTACACCCCTCATAAACTCTGCCTGCGCGGTTTCGCTTGCCGGAGTGAACGCATACACGTTTTGCTGCGCGGCGGGCTGATGCGTTGTCAGCTTTCTAATTTTGTCGTTGTACGCGATCACATCGGCGTTTCTGGATGGGTCTATACCCCTAGCTTGCAGCGATGCAATTAGCGTGTCTCGGTCGCGCATGGCCTTGGTCAAATCGCTAGAAGCCTCGCGGGTCATCGCCGAAATCTTGCCGTTGTACGCGATCACATCAGCGTTCTTGGATGGGTCTTCACCTTTAGCCCGCAACGACGCAATCAGCGCGTCTCGGTCGCGCATGGTTTTTGTCAACTCTGTAGGTGGCGGAGGCGCCTCGTACAAAATTTTACCGCCGCGCGTAACCAAGCGCCCTCCCACTTCGTACGCTTTACGGGCGTCTTCTATCTGCTGTTTAATCAGTTCCAAACGACCTTCCGCACCAGGCGCGCCCAGCTTCGCCAAGTTGCTGTAAGTTATGAATTCGCGCTGCAACTGCTCAAGCGATTTTCCGCCGCCAGCAGCCGCCAACTGGTTGACGCTTTCCGGCGGCGCAGCACCCTGCTGAGCGGCCAGCACATTAGCAGCAGGCGCGGCAGCAGGCGCGGCAACGGGCGCGGCAGCAGGAGCCATCCTAATGCCAAGAGCCTCCACGTCTCTGCGAAACTGGCCGGCCATGTCACTTGCGGGTGGCGGCTGGATGTTGAACTCAGGAGCGTCTACGTTAACGCCTTGCGCTCTTAGAGCGTCGCGGAATTGATTGCGAGCCGTAGCGTACTCTTCGCGGCTAATGCCTCTAGATTGCTGTTGTTGTTGGTCAGCAAGCCGTGGGAACATACCGGCTGGCAGGTATTTATTGGCTTCAAAGAATTTAGCCGCGTCCTCGCCGTATTCATCAAAAATTTCTTTTGCTGTGCCAGACCTTGGTACGGCGGGCGCCGGAGCCGGAGCAACAGGGGCGGCAGCAGCAGCGGCGGGGGCCGGAGCTGGAGCAGCAGGGGCGCCGCCGCCCAAAATGGCGCCGGGTGCAGACGCAGGCGCAGCAGGGGCGGCGGCAGGGGCAGGAGCAGCCGAAGAAGACGCATACCCAAAGTTTCGCTCAGCCCTTTCAAACGCCGCTTTGGCTTCTTCGTGCTGAATAATTTTGTAGCCCAACTCCCGTTGCTGAGGGTTACGCGATGCAAACAGCTCTTGGCCCATTCTCAGGCGGCTTTCTGGAGCGCCGTACTGTTTAGCAAGCTGATGGATGCGCTCAATCTCAGCGTCTTCTTGCCGCATCCTTTGAAGCTGCATGTCCGCAACTTCAGCTTGGCGTTGCGCGCCGACGATGCTCTGAAGCTGCGCGTACTCGGCCAGCGCGTTACGCGGCTGGTACTCCGTCGTAGGACGGTACGACATTGCAATCTGAGGGTTAACAAGTGCCATGATCAGTAGCTCGTGTAAGCAAAGTTGGCGGGATCGTAACGGCGGCTGTTAAGAGCTTGTTGCAACAGTTGGTTTTGCGCTTGGTTCTGGCTGTAGTTCAAGTACTGGTTCAAACCGCCGCCGATCGCGTTGGCCGTACCCATGTAGCCCGAGGCGCGGGCTTGGCCGCCGGCACCGATGGCCTCGGCCATGTTCGACCCGAACTGCCCGGCTTGCCCGGCAAGCTGTTGCGACGAAGTTTGGCCCACGTTGGCAAGCGATTGCAGTGGGTTCAGCCGCGCTTGGCGCTCCGTTTGGTAACGGTTGAAGGCGTTCATGTATTCTTGCGAACCCATTTCTTGGCCGTAGCGCGTCAGCGCCTTGCCCGTGCCGCCAGACAACAAGTTGCCCCGCGCCGCAGCCGACCGCTCCAGCGCCTTCTGACCCTCGGACAAACGAAAGCCATAGCCCGGATCGGCTTGGAACTGCTCCATTCCGAACGGTGTGTACTCGGTTGCCAGCGGGATCAGCCTGTTGAGCGCGAGTTCGCCTGCTTCTCGGTAAGGCTTGCTAAGTTCAACCTGCCGTTCAAAGATTTCACGCTGTACATCGCCAGCCTCGCTTGCGGCTTGTGCTTGCGCGCTGGCGGCTTTGCTTGCTGCTCTGCCGCCTATAAGAGAACTGCCGACCATCGCGGCGGCCATCCATCCGATTGGCATATCAGTTCCTTTCGATCAGTACCTGATCAACTTTATCCGCGTCTGTTTCCTCAGTGGCGTGTACGCAGTACCACTCGCTGTCTTCTAACGCTTGAATGACGTGGTGTACGCCCGATTTTATTTCAACGCACGCTGGAGCAACGTATTCTTTTTGCTGGCCGTCAGTCTTAACCAGCACGCGGCCTTTAGCCAAAATGCTGAGATGGCTATATTTATGCGCGTGCTGCCCAACCTCAAACCCTTGGGGGATCACCATCCGTTTGGCGTACAAGCCATCAGAGAAATGGTGCTGCACTTGAGGGTCTACCTCAAAGTGGCCTTCGCGCTCACGCATAAGATCAGCGTATGACATCAAGTTACCTCTCGCCCACTGACGCGCATGTTGATGGCGCTGGCAGCACTGGCAATCGTTGAGATGAACGAGGCTGTTGGCATGATCTGCCCCACCAATTCAGGAAACGTGTAGACCTCGGCCGCCGCTAGACTTTTGGTCTTGGTGATCAAGTTTTTATCGCCAGGGGTGTCCGAACCTGTGACCAAGTTTACACTGATTGTGGCCGGGCTACCACTGACATTTGTCGCGGTGAACTTGTCAATGATCGTGGCCGTGGCGTTGGTCGGCACGATGTACTGAGTGGTCTGGGTGTCCTCCACCAGCTTCGCAGGCACTAGGTTTCGCGCTGTGACGGTCATGTCAATTCCTTAAAGAACAGCCCACGACGAGCCTGACGGCACCGTAACCGTGACGCCAGAGGCCACCGAGATCGGGCCAGAGGACATCCCGTTATTGCCGGCAGTGATCGAATAGTTGGCCGAAATCGTGGCGCTATTTTCCCACAGCCCCAGCGCCGTGATGTTGCTGCTACCCCCAGATGCCGCAGCCCACTTGAGGCCAGTAGCCGTGGTCGAGTCG